AAGATTGGTTCGCGATATACGACGCTCAAGACGGCAAATGTGCACTCTCTGGAATCGAGATGACCTTCACGTACGACAAGAACCACCCGACGACGAACGCGGGTGCGAAAAAGAAAAAATGGCCGTACAACATTTCCCCTGATCAGATCGACGCCAGGAAAGGGTACGTCAGAGGCAATGTGCAGTTCGTGTGTGCGCAAGTAAATATGATGAAGGGAGAAGTGCCGACCCATGTGCTTCTTCGAATTGTCTGTGCCATGTACCACCACAGCAACATCAGACCACGCAGAAGAAGGCTCATATTGAGACCACCGCGTCACGCGCGCGTCATTGGCTCTTAATAAAATTTCGTTGCTATTCATATACCAGTAGGCATGACCGAAATGTCCGTGCTCGTAGAAGCTCGGCGAGAATACATCGATCAACTCGGCGTATGCCTCAGCGAGCACCTCATCGAATCCTTCGATGCCATGTACAACGAGGCGAGCAAAATGTCCAAGGGGAAGAAGGTCCTCGTGTCTTTCCAGTCTTTGCTCAAAGATGTTCCGAACTTCTCGAACTCTATGATCAAACAACACACGGACGCGATCATCGATCGGTGCTCGTACTTCTCTGATTTGCTCGCCGCTGTGTTCGTGGCATCCACAAAGATCATGTCGAGCGTCCGTCTCCGCCAGGATACAGCGAAAATCTCACTCAAGTTGCCCACGAACGATATCTTCATTCACACGGTCTTCATTGAAGCTGCTAAAAATCTGTATGCTGATCCCTACGTTTTCCACGACGACGCACCCCAGCACAAACGCGACGAAGATTTACGAGCGCGTTTCGGCATCGCCATCGAGAGATCTGTCAAATCGCTCATCCCTATTAAGGAGATTCTGGAGACGTACATGACGGCTCCGAACGGTGAATCTGATCTCGAAAAGAACATCGATCTCACCGACCAAGGCGACACTGAGGACCCGGACGTGGTCGAGAGTGAAGACGACGACGAAGAAGATGTTGAAGAAGAAGATGAAGATGACATCGGAGAAGAAGGCCCGGAGGGACTTGAGAACGAAATGAAGACGATTCCGACCGTTGAAGCGCCTCCCGAGCAAGCACAGCCCTCGTCCGAATTCACTCAGCCACCACCGACGCCGACTCCGACGCCGACTCAGGCCCAGGCGCCCGTGATCAACGAGTTTGGCACCACCGCTCCGCCGCCTCGTCCACAGACACCCATCCCGGAGCAACAACCGACGCTTTTCGACGGTGCCCCGGACGCGCGAATCCGCCGACGATAGAAGAATTATCTTGTCATACAATAACTACGAATGAGTACCAACGACATCAGCGACATGCTTCGCGACCCTTCCAGTGCCGCCCTCATCGCCGGTGTGGCGACCGCCGGATACATCCACTTCAAAGCAAAGCTGAATAACGAGGGTCCTCGCGAGCTCGTGGAGTACACGAAACCCGCCGCCCTCGTCGCCATTCTTGTGTATGTGATCGTATCTAACGGACTTGGGCAAAAAGAACAGATCTCGCTCGAACCGTTCAGATAGATTGCGTCAATTTAAAGGAAAGAACATCTGAACTAGTAATACACAGGCGACACACCATGGCTTCCGTCGCCGCTTTCAACGACATGCTCACGAACTTTCTCGGTGAACTTAAGAAGTGTCTCCCGAACGAGAAGGGTATCGACAAGGCCGCGACCGCCCTCGACCTCATGAAGAGTGCGAACTCGCGTAAGGTCGTAGAGGTTTTCATGACGGGCATCGGTCCGCTGACGGCGAAGATTTCTAACCAGGACGAGTCCGCGATCGCCGATCTCGCGACGGTGGAAGGTTTGAAAGACATTGACTTTGAAGGTAACTGGGGATCTCTCAGCGAGGGTACTAAAAACGCGATCTGGCAATACCTCCAAACACTCACGATGCTCGGCGCCGTGTTAACTTCGCTACCGGCAGAGACGATGTCCGTGATCGAGAACGTCGCGCAGGAGTGCGCCGACTCACTCGAAGGTGGTGATCTTAAACAAAGTGATTTGATGGGCGCCGTCGGTAAGATGATGGGCTCGCTCGGATTAAAATAAATGTTGTCGTTTTGTAATAGAGACATATGTCCATCGTATGGTTCGACGATTTCAAGCAGCTCGTGCGGGGGGACCGAGTGACGCAATTCTGGCCCAGCAAAAATCAGACGCCCGAGGACCGCGTGAATGCCGCCTCGCGATTCATCATTTATGCAACTTGTGCACTCTACATCAGCAGGCGTGATCCCAGGGTATTCGTGCTCGGTGTGATGGCGCTCGCCATCTTGTACACCTTACACGAGAACGGTATGATCGAAGATGAGATTACCGTCGGGCGACCCGCGCGCGCGGAAAAGCCGGTCTCAGAGACTTCCCCGAAGTGTAGGTTCCCTACCGAGGACAATCCGTTCGGTAACACGCTCGTGACGCACCAGGGCGACGAGGCGACGGCGTGTTATTATCCGACCGTCAAGAATTTTGTCAAGCATCACGCCGAGGACCGCATCCAATTCGACGGCGGTCGTTCGCGCACCGCGCTTCCTATGTACCAGCGGAAGGCGGCTGGACGACAATTTTACAGCGCACCATCGCCATTCGAGGATCAAACAGCTTTCGCTGAGGCGCTGTACGGGCCGAAAAACGGTAAACTCTGCCGGGACACCCCGGGAGTGTGTGACCCGAACGCTCGTGGATCGACGGAACTCGGGCTCGGGTGCCAAGCGTGCGGCCCTTAAAAAATAATATCCTCTTACACTAAATGGCTCAGCAGCTATCTGGACTTCGTAACCTCAACGCAGGCGTGGTCCCCATCGTGAAACCGGGCGAGGAAATTTTCACGTACCCAGAAAACTCGAACGCGAATTTGCCGGCGAGGCCGAACACGGTTCTTTACGGGACGGCACCGTTTCGTGGTGGTGGAGGTGCGCCCGCCCAATTGATCGACGTGAGCGACGAGCTTCGTCCCCAGAGCACGACAAGATTCGGTAAGGCCCTCGTTCAACCGATGGAGAACACATTGTTCCCCGTCAATAACTCAATGGATGCACCCCCGCCACCGGCTCCGCGTGGTATGGTGTCGTCTCGAGCAGAGATTCAAAATGAACTCTTTGAGCAGAGATATGGACAATAAAAATATTAGATACTAGTAACAATGGCGGATCCCGTCTCCATCCTCGCGATCGCCGCTTTGGTGTATGCCGGCAAAAAGCTGAGCGTTGAATCCAAACCGCCGACCGTGGCCAAACCCATCGACATGGGCGAAGGCCAACAAAACGAACTTGCCCCGAATCCGGTGCAGCAAGTCTATGAAGAGCCCGATCGCGTCCCAGAGTGGGCGCCACAGGAGGACGAGTCATTCAAAGTCGGGCTCATTCCGAAGCGTGAATTGCCGAACTTTGGTGAGATCGCACCCCAGGGGCGATCGTCCGGTGCCGAGATTCTCGGTATGCGTGACCGCGTGCAATACGATACCGGACGCATGAACAACCTCGCCCCTATCGAGAAGGTTCAAGTCGGCCCGGGCCTCGGCGTCGACGCGTCTGTGCCCGCCATCGGTGGTCATCAGCAACTTTTCCGAGTGAACCCCATCAACGTCAACGAACATCGACTCACCCAGCTCGAAGGTCGCACCAACCACGGTTCGAGTCAAATCGGGGGTGCCGGTGCCGAGCGATACGATACGATTTACAAGAACCGACCGGAAAAGACGCAATTCTTGCCCGATCGCCTGCCGACCGAGCGCAGTCGCGCGGCTGTCTCCGCCCACACCCCCCGACCGGCACACACCAAGGGAGCTCAACTGACAAATCGCGCAGAGACGGGGATTCGCGACGGCGACGGCCTCGAATTCACACCGGCCAAGCGCGTCATCAGCGCGCACACGCCCGCACAACCGCCGACTCGATTCAAGGCCGATAACGGCACCATCTTCAACCACGTCAATAACCCGGCACCCGGCATCGCGTCCTTCGCGCACGGCTACCTTAACTCACCGGCGGCCCGCGCGGGTCGCACGAACGATGAACTCATGGCGCTCGGGATGCGTCCGGAAGACCGAAGAGGCCAGACGGGACGTCGCCCGAACCCGGGTCGCATGAACCTTCGCGAGAACGCGTTGAAATCCGGTGGAGGACTGACGTCCGTTCGCATGGACCAGAGCCGCGTCGACGACAGGTTCGGCACTGTAAACGGTGGGTGGATGCAAAACTATGTTCAACCCGATCGCGTGCGAATCAACGCGTTCAAGGGGATGGAAGATCCCCGATCGCGCTCTCTCGGACTCGCCGCGGCGCAACTCAAGAAGAATCCGTTCGCGCACAACATCGGTGGGTAAATACATCTAATAAATCAAACTAGGAACAATATCTATATAATATGGTAGTATTTCTGTATTATATGGTTATTTAGATAGCATTTGCTTCTCGGCGTGAAATTTCACGTAAACCCTGGCACCCCGCGCCCGACCAGTGATTTCCCGCCCAAAATTGACCCACGCGTCACTTCGCGACGCGTGAGGATGACGACGGAACACAAATCCGACGGGTTCGAGCGCGCGTTTAGACTCGCTGAGGAACACAGGTTCGACGAGCTCCTCGAGCACCTCTGCGTCGACGACCCGCGGTACGGCCGGTTGGTCGACACGTGTGTGCGCGACGAGCGACTTCTGCCTAGGTGTTCTCGAGCGGGGGTGCCCGCGCTCGATGTCATCGAACTTCTCGTCGAACATGGTGCGCCGAAGAGAGTTCTGTTTCGGAGTGCGGCATACAATAGTCAAGTGGACTTACTCGAGGCTGCGCGTGCACGCGGTTGGTCGGACGAGTGCACGTACGGCGATGTGTTATATGCTGCAGCCGACGGAGGCGATGCCCTCGCGGTTTTCAAGTGGCTAGTAAACCACAGGGCGACGTTGGATAGTGGAGATCATAATGGGTGTTTGGATGGTGGAAATTGGATTATACATGACAGTTTGTACGGGACTGCGCTTCATTGGACTCTTGTAAAAGAGGACATAGACGCGGCCGCATACCTGTTGGACCACTCACGCGATTTATTTGTCAGGTGCTCGGACACAGAGTCGGACAAAGACATAGTCATGGAAGTCGCGAACGAAGGTGCTCTCAAATCACTCGATTTCCTCTGTGAGCGTTGGGGTGTCGAGTTCGTGACGACGTCCATAGATCTCCATGCCGTATTTGAACCGTGTTACCATGCCAAAATCAAACGTTGGCTTCAAAAACGGTTAAAGATCCCGGTTAAAGAGCATTTGATGAATGCCATGGCGACGCTGGATACAGTCAAAGAAAACCTGCCTGAGGGAGCATACTTGCAGATTGTCAGGGATTTGCAAGGAGCTTACAAGGGAATGTAATTACACATCATAGAATAGAAAAACTTCCTCTAAGAGATCGACGTTTTCGTCTCGCTCGATCCGTTTCGTTTGTTCGTCTATACACCGCGCGAGCTCGTCCAACCGCCTCGACATTTCATCCGTTCGCTTGGCTCCCTTTGAATCGAAGAAACCCATGACGCGTTTGCCGTCTGCGTCGACGTACGAATCGGGATTGAATCGAATGAATACCCATTTCCCACCGAACGCCATCGCCAGGTCATTGTATCGCGCCTCTGTGTCAGTGCGGTACGATTTGCCTTTGTGTTGTCCCTCATCGACCTCGACCGCTAACATCGTGCATCCTATGATTCGCCTGAAATCGACGCTTCGTCGGTGGTCGCAGTCGCAGCTCGTGAAGAGCGATTGATTATGGACGAACATGTCGCCGTATCGTGTCACGAGGAAGTCGCGGACGGCTATCTCCCGGGTTTTCGCTCTGATATTTTGGGTCCTTGAATCGAGTGGGAACAGATTTTGGAAACAGTGCGTGCAATACCAATTGTATTCGGGGGAAGATTGCGTCTCACAATGTTCCGATTTGCAAACTGGGTGATTCACGTCGACCATGTGTACCGTTTTGCATTTTGCACAGTGTGTCGCCGCTTTGGATCGATCGAGGCCGAATACTGGTATTTTTTTACCACAGACCATACACATT